TGTTGAACCACTCAACGCCATCTTTGAGCTTAAAGTGAAACCACGCCTCAAATAAAGATGCATGCCCGTCATCAAACACAAAGTCCCACGTGCCATTAACAGGCGCGCCGGATGGTCCACGGCGTTGACGTGCGCGCCCATTGGCTAGGTCTGTGCGCGTGAATGATTGCACCGCTTGCAGGCTGTGGCCTTCGCGCAGTGGGTTTGGTAGTTCCGCTGGGTAATCGATGGTTGCAGAAATCATCGGCCCCTCCGTGTAAGTCCATAAGTCTGTTCTAAGGTCTGCGCCGCTTCGCCCCGACCGCGAATGTCTGCAACAAAGATGCGTACAGAATTATCCTCTGTCTGCTCGACTTGACCGCCGCGCGCTGCATCTTCAATCAGCGTGACATTGATTGTAGCGGCTGCGCCACCTTGATTCATTCCAGCGGTTGCATCGGCATTGCTGATAACCTCGCCGCGCGTATTTGGCAGCATGTACTGCTGGCCGTTAGCTGCTTTGTAAATCTCAGGCGCGCCGTTTTCGTTGATGCGGTACATGCTACCGGCTGCGACTGGGCCGCCGTATTGGCGACCGCCAGATATATTCGTGCCGGATATTGTGCTAATGATGCTGGCGGTCGCAGACGCCACGCTAGCCATTGCCCCCAAGTTTGCCGGGAAAGGTAGCGCTGCTGCTTGTGCAATGCCGGTCTGAATGGCAACGATAGATTGCGCGATAGATGCGGCTTTTTGCACTGCAAACGCAGCTTTGTAAATACCGCTTTGTTCGCCAAAAGCACCCTTTAGCGCGCTGGTCATGGCCGACATGCCATTGCTTAAAGTGCTAAACATCACACTTTGGCGGGCCTGGTCAATAGCCATCATTCGGTCAGAGTGCTCTTGCTGCATCTGCTCAAAAGTCGCCAGGTACTGCTCCCGCGTTACCTTTTCAAGCTCCATCGCCGCAGTAAGTCGCTCAAGCTGCCCCGCATATCGTTCTTGCTCTATCTGCGCCTCTTGTTCATATCGTGCTTGCTGATTGTCAAACTCACCGCCGCTAATAGGGGAAACTTCGCCTCTAATGAATTTGTCCACGCCGCCAGCGCCGGTTATTGCGTCTAACTGCTCTTTGCGCTTCTGCGCGTCAAACAAGGCCGCGCCAAGTGCTTGCGCTGCTGCAATTTGTTCGGGCGTTGCATATTGCCCCATCGCCAAAACGGCTTGCGTAATCGCCAGTTCTTTGCCTTCTAGGTTCAGCAAAGCAATCTGTGTAGCCATCTCCTGCAACTTTTCACCGTTGCGCACATAGGCTTCAAATTCTTTTTCCGCAGCTTTTTCAGCTTCTTGTGCGGCTTTTTTGCGGTCTGTTGCCGATTGTTTCGCTGTATTACCGGCAGACTTTCTAGATTCCTCTAGCTTGAAAATCTGCGCGGCCAGCTTTTCGGCCTCTGCGCGCTCCTCCGCCGTAGCATTGGCTCCTAGCTTTTGGATGGCTTGCAGTCGTGCGCGCGCTTCGCCGGTCAGCTTTGCCAGCTCCAACTCTTCGCGCATGGCTGCCAGGCGCTTTGTCACTTCTGGGTCAGAGGTGTTTTTCAGTGTTACCTGTTGCGGCGTTGTGATCTTGAACTCGGCGTTAGAAAGCTCTAGCGCAGCATCCTGCATTTCCCGCAGTGCAGTGCTTGCCTTCTCCGCGTCCACGCGCGCGTTGATAAGGTTGTTTTGGAAAAGCTCAAGCTCTTTCGGATTGGCCTTGGCTTGGGCTAGGCGTGAAACCTGCTTCTCCAGAAGATCTACTTGCTTTGCCGCTTCCACCGAATCCGTGCGAAGCTGGGTGATTGCATCGCGCGCCTGAATCTTCCGCTGCTGAATCATGGACAGACTGAGCTTGTCCACGCCTTCGCGCAGCTTGTTCACGTCCGGCAGTGCCTTGGCGTTGCTGTCGCCGAATAGGACGATGGCAGAAGCCGCAGCAGCAGCCAGGGCGATGATGCCAGCAGGACCACCAAGAACGCCAACCAACCCAACGCCAGCAGCCCTAGCCGCAGTGCTGGCCTCTGCAAGCTGCACCTGCGCAGCGGCAGTGGCGCGTGAAGCAACGCCAAGCCGCGCTAGTCCACCTTCAAGTTGGATATTTGCCAGGGCTTGCGCTTCTGCGGCTTTGGCAGCAGCCACATGTGCAGCAGCTAGTGCCAACTCTTCCGCCGCTTGCTTGCGCGCAGCAATGGCAGCAGCACCAGCCGACACAGCCGCCGCCGTAGTGCTTGCGATGTACTTTGCCAGCACGCCAGCCCCGGCAATCGTCAGCAGGTTGACAACGGTTTCCAGATTGTCAGCAAACAGCAGGATCGACTTTGACAAAAGGCCGGTCGTGCCGTTCGCCATGTTGGCTTCACCGATATATACCGACAGCGAATTATTCAGCGCAGCGAAGGCATCCTTTACGGTGGTTGCCATGCCCTGCGCCGCTTGCGCGTTCTGGTCAAGCGACTGGCGCAGTCCTTCGGACAACATCGAGGCAGTCAGCTTGCCTTCCGCGCCCATCTTGCGGATTTCTTCGGTGCTCTTGCCGGTGCTTTGCGCCAGGTCGTTAATAACCGTAGGCATGGCTGCGATGATGGTTTTCCACCCATCAGCCTCTAGCTTTCCGGTCATGATCGCGCCGGTAAATGCAGAGATTGCCGATTGCGCGCGTTCTTGGCTGGTGGCGTTCTTCACAAAGGCGTACGACATGGAATCGACCACATCAATAGCCTGCTCGGTGTTGTATCCCATCGAACGCAAGCTATCAGCCGTCAGGATGTAAAGCTCTTGCGCTTCTTTCAGTGGGCGGTAGGTGGCATTGGCGCTAGCAAGCAACCTGGCCTGCACCATGTCGTATTCTTCGGCGCTACTGGTCGCCATGCGGATGCGCTCGGCCATTTCGCCGTAGCCTTCCGCCATCTGAATCAGAGCATTGGCCCCTTGCAGCGAAGCAAAGCCAGCCAGCAGCGCGCCAAAGCCTCCCATGGACGATTGCGCGGCCTTGGCCTCATCTCCGACCTGCTTTACAGCCTTGGCAGTTTGCGTAAGCTGCATCTCCGAGCGCTTGGCATTGGCCGAAGTCGCATCGAAGTTCTTATTGATCCGGTTCAGCGATGCATCTACCTGCTTTTCGCCGTTTACCAACTTGTCAGTCTTGGCCTGAACCTCAAAATAAATCGAACCTACATTCTCAGCCATGACTTAACCTTTCTTTGCAGCCGCGCGCTTTGCCACGATTTTATCGTGCCATGCCATGGTCTTGTCGTGCTCTTCAATGGTAGGTGCTTTCGCACCTGGCCCAGTGGATTCTGGCTCAGGGTATTTCGCTCGGAGTGCCCCGACGATTTCCGTCATTGTCATTTGCCAGGCTTCTTTGCTCGACACGCCAAGGTGCGCCATAGCCACCGATGCATGCTCGCGGCAGTCAAATTCCTTGACGTATTCCGGCTCTTTGTTTTTGCGCGACTTTAGAGGCTCAAGATCACCCACAACCCCATGCCTAAGCAATGTCTGCGCGATGATGATTGTCTGATCAATCGTCGCTAGGCCGGGCTGGTATTCCGCCGCCTTTAGCTCTTGCTTTGCATCGAGTAGGCGCGGCTTGGCCTGCACGTCCACCACATGCCCAAAGACTCGGCTCGCATCGTGGTCGCCCGCGCACGCATAGATCACCGTCAACGCATCAGCAAGCTGATACTTGTGCGGCGTGTCGCACATCACCGAGGCGAAGATGTGGACGATTTCCGAAGGTGTACCCAAGCGAGACATGGCATATAAAGACGGGCGAAGAACAAAATGCTCCTCGCCCGCGTTTACGCCGATCTCACCGATATCAGTGAGAATCATGCAAGCCTTACAGTGTGACCGTGATAGAGCTGGTGTCGGTCTTGGTGGGGTCATCCACGCTGGTGGCGATAATCAGCACAGGGCCACCAGCAGCAACGCCGGTTACAACGCCGGTAGAGCTGACCGTAGCAATCGCGCCATCTGCGCTAGACCATGTTACGCGCTGGTCAGCCGTGCCTGGTGCAGCGGTTGCGGTCAGGGTCACGGTAGCGCCCACGGCGATGCTTGCGCTGGCAGGGGTCACGCTAACGCTGGTGACTGGGTCAGAACCGGCAACGGGGGTATCTGCCACGATCAGGCCGTAGTCAGAGTTGGTCGCCATGGCTTCAAAAGAGAAGGTAACGACTTCATCATTGGTGGCATTGCGCGACATGTTGTTGACAATCGAGAAGAAAGTAAACGTCAGGTCGGGGAATGTCAGGCGAATCCAGGCAAAAGGCTGGCCGCCGGTCAGGACTGGGTTTGCTACGTGCTTGGTCAATGCAATAGATGCGGCAGACCCAGTGCCAGACGCCTTGCAAGTACCATCGCCAGACACGCTGACGTTCTTGTAAGTCGCCAGGTTCTCGCGCAGCGAACCAATGGAATCGTCAGCCGTGGTATCAGTCGTATCCCAAGAGATTGTCATCTCCTTGGTGCGCATGGCGCCAACACGATCAAACACCAGAGTTTCTGGATTGTCATCAGGGCAGCCGATAGCGTACTCAAGTACGGCGTCACGGCCAACGAATTTTTGGGAAGTGCAATTAGCCATTTCTCGGCCTCCTCGTTAAAAAACAGTTTGAAAATCCACCTGAACCCAACTGCGGTTTTCGGTGGTTGCGCCAGGCCCATTTGGCCCTGACATTAGTTTGATTCCTGCGGCTGTGCATGGCTTGACGCCATCAATCACCGACTGCACTAGATTTTCTGCATCGGTCAGCAAAACCTGCGAATCTCCGCGTTGGTCACGTCGCCCGATCAGCGTCACAGTAAAAGTAATTGCGCGATCATCAACCGACATAGCCGGTGAATTTTGGCGGATTGCGCAGTATTTCTTACTTGCATCTGCCGTTGATTCCAGCCACATACCTATACTGTATGTGTAACCAGTTCCGATTATGGCAGAAACCCATTGTTGGAAATTAACCAGCATCATTGCGGAAAACCTTTTTCAAAATGCTTGGCACCATAGGCTTAACTTCCTCCAAGCCTTTTGCAAGGAAACCAGGCTCTGCATCTGGGTCCCACATATATCCAAGGTTGTTTGCGCGCGGCGTATTCTGACCCACGTTGGTTCCCGGCGCGTTATGCACAGCAGCGGCATAGCTGGCCGTATATCCATTGCGGCCAGTAACTGTGCCTGGCTCGCTTTTGATTTCCACGAAATGCGAGTTGATCAAATTGCTAGTTGCAATCGGGGTTTTGAGTGCGGCGAAGTTTCCGGCAGTTGTAGTAACCGCATATACAGCCTGCTCAGACCTTTTGCCAGCAATTTCATCAGCCAGCTTTTTAAAGTTTGACTGCACGCGCTGGATGCCTTGAACTCGTGCCATAGTCACCCCGTCACTAGCTTGAAGTCTGGCGTGTCAGCAAATGGGGACATGTCCCAATTCGTCCTGCTTCGGATGGTGTCGAACTCATCCTCCCCGGCGATCTTGATCTTGTCCATGAACTGAGGGCGCGCGTCCTCGGTGAAGATTTCCTGCTTCACAACGTATTCCATGCCATTTGAATCGGTGCGGCGCTCTTGGCCTTCCACAGCAGTCCAGGTGCATGCAATCTCATATTCCGTGCCGTAGGATTCATTGCCCCACATGTCCACGCCGTTAAAAGGCTTGACATTTGCGGTGTTTGTGTAGGTCCAGCGCGCTATAGAACTCATGCGCCACCTCCGCAGCCACCAGTGGACACCCACATGCCCGCATAGGCCTTCTTGGTTGGGTCAGGCGGAATCAGCCCGGTCGCGCATCCATGCTTATCCAGGCCACGCAGCAGGCTCAGAAGGCCCGCCCAGCGATCAGCGAACGACTGATAACGAAAAGATCGGGAAGCACCAGATGGCGCGCTTTGTGAGCTGATATAGCGATCACCCTGCGCCAGGCCCATCAGGCCGATCAGATAGCACTGAATGAGGGTAGCAATACCTGGCGTGTAATGCTCAGTCAGGCATGCTTCGATGGTGTTTGCTTGATCCACCAAAGCAGACAGCATAAAGTCAGGCAGCGACACGCCGACAGAATCCAGATATTCCTTTGCCTGTGCAGTGGTCAGCATCTCGCGCCCTTTGCTTATTCTTCGCCAGCTTCGGCGGTTTCACTCTTTGGCTTGCGGCCACGTTTTGGCGCAGCAGCTTCGGGTGTTGCGACTTCCAGCACCTGGGGCTTGGCAACTTCCTTCAATTCGCGCACATTCGGCAGTAGCGCGGGGTGCAGCTTGTCGGTTTCCACCACATCCCCAACGCTAACGCCGAACCATGCATTGATAACTTCGTATCGCATGATTCGGCGCTCCTATTACGTCAGATCGGCACCGTACACAACGCCGCCACGACCGTCAGAATCCTTCAGCACTTGCAGACCCAGCGCAGCCATGATCTGGAAGTTGAAGTTCGACTGTGGCAGAGGACGTGGCAGGGCGGTCACGCCGGTCGTTGCACCCACCAGAGGGGTCACAACATCGCGGCGGCGCTGGTAGCCCACAAACTCATTGCCGGTCAGGGCGTAAGTCATGCGGATTTCACGCACAGGCGCGAAGGGCAGCACGGCTTGCAGGACATTGCCGGAGATCACGCCGTTGACGAAGTATGGCTGGGCCATGTTCGACCAGATTTCAGGCGAAACCCAAAGCACGTCATATGCGTCAACCTTGTTGGTGCGCGCTGTTTGACCGAATGCGCCCTGACCAAAGAATGCGATCAGGTCGGCAGTCGTCGCGGTGGTAAGGTTGATGTTTGCGCCAGCGGCACCAAGGTTGATCTTCTTGGTGTTGCGGTGATTGCGCAGACCCTGGCCGGGCTTGTTGCCGTCCACGTTGATGTTGGCCGAGCCGTCCAGCATGTAGCTCACGATCTTCTTGTTGAACTCGCGCAGCTTGGCCTGCTGCGAATCCAGCACCAGATCGATGCCCACGGTGTTCAGGCCAACTGCATGACGCCAGTTCACGCCGTAGCCAGCGGTGAACATGGGGATGGGGTCGCCGTCAGTGCCGTACTGGGTGTGATCGAAGCTGTATGGCGCTTGGCCGTCCATCGTGATCTTCACATCTTCAGCGATGCCGCCGACCACGTTGTACAGCTTGGCGGTCTTGCCCACAGGCAGCACTGTCTGCACCGACAGCAAGTCGTTGACAATCTCCATGCCTGTTTCTTGGTCGCGCTGCTGCACCACCTGGCTGTCAATCTCAGCCCAGAAGGTCTGCGACAGGCCCTGCACGGCATTGGCTGCCAGCATTTCAGGCGTCAGAGTGTGACGGTATTGATTTACCATCAGCTCGTTTTGTGTGTTGAACACGCCGCGATTCGCCCACAGCTCGGACCAGTGGCCCGCCATGTTGCGGTTAGCAGCCAAATATTCTTTGGTGAAAAACATTGTTAATCTCCCTCTGTGTTAGGTCTTGGTGATGGTTTCGCCGGTCTTGGCGCGCATCATCACGAAGTCAGCCGTCTGGGTCGTGGTCACGGTTTCAGCCCAGTAGCCGATCACGTTGTAGGTGCCAGCCGTTGCGGGCACGTTGCCGATTGCACCAGCAGCGCCAACGGTCACGGGCTGGCCTTCGGTGTAGGTGCCAGCAGGCACGCGCACGGCGAAGGTGCGGCCTTCTTCCAGGTAGTTGCCGATGGCCGAATCACCGGATGGGATTTGGTCCAGAATGCCCAAGCCTTGATGCTCGGCAGCGCCCAGCACAAACAGACGGCCCGAGGAAACACCAGCAGCGGCGAATTTGCCATTGGCATCAATCACCACTGCAATGCCGGGATACAGCGCAGCAGCGGTCAGCTTGGTCTCAGTCTTGTAAAAAGACTCGCCGTCAATGTTGACGCGACGATAACGGGGGTACACCATTTTCGTGCCTCCTTAGTTCTTCAGGTACGTGGCAGGGTCAGGGGCAGTAAATGCCTTATCCTGAGTCGCGCTATTGCCAGCCAGCGTGGCGGCTGTGCCGATCTTGGCATGCATGGCCTTCAGGGCTTCGCCTTGCAGTTGGTTTGCGACGATCTCGCCGAATTCCTTTGCAACGGCTTCGCGCATTTCCTTTTCCTCTTGACGCGCGTTAGCGGTCAGGGATTCAGCCAGCGCGGCCTGATTTGCCTTCAATTCCGCGACAGCATCGGTCACAGTCTTGAATTGTTCAGCGGTGTTAGCCGCAATAGCCTTTGCCACTTCCGCAGCAATTTCGGCCTTCTCTTCTGGGGTCATAGGCATTTCACTGCCCTCCTCTTGGTTGACTACAGGCCGAGCCTGCGGGTTGAAAAACTCTTTAACTTTGTTCGCGGCGATCTTTACCCAGCTTTCGCGCTTTTGCACTGGCTCGCCGGTATCTGCGATTGTGATTTTACCGCTTTCCACTGTATATGCGTACAGCGTGTCTTCTTGATCTTTTTGGCGGATTACCAAATGCGTCTGATTCATGTCGATGACATACGCATAATCATCTTCGCCGTTCTCGAATTTGTCACGGACTGCTTTCCAAGCGAGCATATTCAGCTCGTTGAATGAGCCTTCTAGCACATTGGATTTCTCCATTTCGGCAGGCTGCGCGCGGTCAGCATTTACGAATAGGCCGACGCCTTGTTCCGGCGTGGCTGCTCCGATTTCGTGCAGAAGGATGGCGTCATGGTCAAACTCATGAATCTTTGCCACCCATTCAGCGCCGGATTGCTTTTGAAGTTCGTTCGGCTCTAGCTGGTCAATGAATGCAGCCACGCTGGTATGGATAGGCGGCACATCGTCGCCACGCTCAATGGCTTCTACACGCTCCAGCAGTTCGCGCCCGCCTTCGCTGTTTTTGGCAAACTCAACATCTACCCACTTTTCCATGTAGATGCGATTGCCTGCCTTTTTGACGTTGCGATTGAATGCGCCAACGTGGCCGACATTAATCCCCTCAGGGCTGCGCGCAGAAACAAACTGCCCATTTACCTGTGGGTGGCCTAGCGGTGCAAATGTACCTTCCAAGCCTTGATAATTCGCGTCAATTTCTTCGGCGGTGTAAAGGCCGCCATTCATCACCACGCCAGCAGGCAAAGTGTACGAAGGCAATGCAATATGCTCGCGCCCGTTGTACTCGAAGCGGCGAATCTGCTTGCTGTTAACCTGCGTCGTGATATTTACTTGCATTGGCATAGCATTAATCCTTTGACCAATTGTAATCTCGTTTTTCCATTTTCTGCTTTATGGCTTTCGCGCGCGCTATTACCTCTGGCACTAGCGGCTGATTCTTGGAATCAACTAATACAGACGTGCGACTGCACTTGCACGAAAACGAGTTCCCATCCTTTGACCACCATTCGCGTTCTTCGTCCGTGGTGTACAGCTTGCCGTGCCGTGCTGCATGCGTCGCGCGTGTCGTTGCGCTCAATGCAGATATATGCATTTCAAGCGTGCGGATTCCCAACTCTTCGCGCGCATCGTCGGCTTCGTCCATGGCGGCACGTCGCAGGGCTGTAGTTACTTCGGTGCGGGCGATGGTGTTAGCCCTGCTGCGCTTTATGTCGATCTGCTGAGTTAGGTTGCGCGATATTTCCAAAGGGTTTAGACCTCGACTAATGCCATCAGTTAGAACGCGCGCCATATCAGACTTCACCGCCTGGTTAAAGCCCTTCATGTCCTCGAATACGCGGGTTCTGACAAGGTTCATCCGGCGCACATGCGGCTGACTGCGCAGAATGTCAGCCACCGTTCCTCGCTGGTTGCGGTACACCTCGGACTGGCGGGCTAGGTTGCGATACTCTTGCGCAATGCCTTGTGTGGCGGCAATGGTGACATACGATTCAAACAGCCAAATGCGCTGTTCGCCGCCTTCTAACAAAATATGGTCCACCTCAAAATCGAATTGGGCCATCAGCGAAGCCAGCAATGCGGCATCCAAGCGGAATGCGTATTTGGCGTTGACCACTGGACTAGCGGGAATGCGATCTAGCGCATCCTTGTAAACCTTGAGTACCTTCTTTAGCCTGCGCCACATGTCAGCCATGGCGCGGCGCTCCAAAGCGTCAACCCCTGTAGGGTCGCGCATGTCTTTGGGGAGGATGGCCTCTTTAGGCTTGCTGGTCGCCATCTTCTGTAGGGTCGTCCTCTGGCATCGGGTCTTGCATATCGCTGGCTTCGTATCCTGCTGCGTTGCGGATTTCGTTATCGCTGAATACCGTGCCGGATACCGACTTCTGGTTAATGTCTGCCAGCTTGGATGCGTTGTCTAGCTTCTGCTCTACCGTCGATTCGGTCAGGTCATCCCACATCACGGTGTAGACGGGCTTTAGCTGGATGATCTTTAGGCCGTCCAGCTTTTTCAGGAAGCGGCGAATGTCAGGCGTCAACTCACGTTCGCGGCGCGACTGGCAGCGGGCATCCCAGTACTTTTGATCTTCGGTGCTGGCGCGCTCTCCGGTCTGCATGCCAACAAGAATCTTGCTTGGAATGTCCAGCGCAGCGGATACGGTTTGCAGGTTGACGTTGTAGGTGGGTGAAGGGTCAGCAATGGTGGACTGAATCGCCGTGGTCGTCGCGCCCTGCGTAATCAACATCGAATCAATGCCCTGATTCAAAGCGCGCGCGGCTTCGTTGAACTTCTCGTGCAGGCGCTCAAGCGTCACGCCGTACATCGTGGCGATGCCGCTTAGGTCGATCTCCTTATCGAAGGATGTGACCACTTGGCGCGCGGCGTTCTTTAGGAACGATTCACCCGATCCGCCCTCGACCTTTTCGATGTTGGTGAAGGCGTTGTAAGCAGGTTCCAAGAACCCGATAGCATCGCGCGAGAAGTCGCCCAGGATAAAAACCCGGTCAGGATGCACATCCTCCAGCGTCTTTGTGCCGTTCTCAAGCTCTGCGGTGTACTGCCACATCTTGGGCGTGCCGTAGTCCTCTTGGCTGCTGTCCATGTGCCACTCAGACACCTTGAGCGAGTTAGCCCAGACTGGGATAACGTCAGCCAGGCCATAGCGACCTCGAACCGGCTCTTTTAGCTTCTTGCCGTCGCGCACGCGCAGGATCAATGCAGAATACCGGCCAACCAATCTGCGCTTGTCGGCCTCTTCAAACTTCGCCCAAATGTCCTCTGGCAGCAAAGCCTGTAAGCCCTGCTCCCATGCGGTCAGCTTTGTGGCGTCCTGCTGTTCCTCGCCCTCGATAATCCAAGGCATCGTGCCCCAGCATTTGCCAATCAGCTTTGTGACTGCGCCAAAAGCCAAGCCGCCGCGTTTATAGGCGTTGTACAGGTCTTGGAATTCGATCTTTTCCTTCCACCCGTATTCACACCAAGCCTGCGAACGCTTCGCATCCATGCCCAGGCCCATCGGGTTAGCTGCAAGCTGGCGCGCGCGCTCAATGGCCGCGCTATTCACCGCCAAGGCGTGATTAACTGCAAGCTGTAATTTATCCATTTGTGACCCGTCCTAGAATTTGTGGGCGTCCTGCTTTTGAATATCCGTGAGCCTCTGGATTTTGCATCAGCGTGATTGTGGATAGATGGCCGTCGCGCCAAATCCGCGTTCCTTCCGCACCAGCATTATCCGCCGCGATATTCCTAGCGCACGAAATGCACTTAGCCCTGATGGTCAACTCAATCGAGCCGTCGTTAGCAGCTAGCACAAAAACAGGATATTCGTTCGCCATGGATTGATTATAGCGAAGCAAAAGAAAAAGCCCGCACGCGGCGGGCTGGGTTAGGTTTTCAGGCTTGGATACGGCAGCGGCGTCCGGTTCCTGCGCAGCATCCGGGTGCGCAGAGCCTCTGGCCCTTGCGTCACGCCTAGCAAGATCATGACGGCGACTAGGAGAAGGATTAGGGGTTTTCTCATGCTGCTCCGATGTTCTCTTGCGATCTCTCGATAAAGTCAATTGCAGTATTGGCTAATGCACTGACCATCTGCTTCAAAGCATCTGGGTCATTTACGCTGCTGGATGCCATGATGTCCCGCAGCTTTTCTAGCGTGCTAACTGCCAGCATAAGGTCTATGTTGCGAATCATGCTGCGCCTCCTAGTGCTTTGGCGATGGCTGAATTAGCTTTGGCATAAGCCCCATCTGGCGAATAGCCTCCGCGAACTTCAGGCGACAAAAACTCTAGAAGCTCTACACATTCTTGCAAAGCCTCCAGCAGCTCCGGAGCAGCGGCGATCAGGCGTGCGTTGGCTTTCCACTCATCATCCTGCAATGCTGTTAAGTTATAAGAGACTTCGACCTTTGCAGGCCCAACCGAATACCACTGGCAAGTGCCAGCGTCGCAGTTGTCATACTCAATCGCCCAAGGCCCCTGAGTGAATTTTGCTTTGCTATATGTGCTCATATCTATCCCCTTTCAGCCTCAAATGTAGCCCACCTCAGAGAAGCGGGCAATACCGTTCATCGGTTTTTTTCAAGCCCTAGGTGCTCTGCTGTGATGCGGAGCATGCGGGCTATGTTGGTTGCTGTCATTGGTTGCCTCGCGCTCGGATGGCGGCCGCGCACTCAATCAAATAGGTGGTGTTGGTCCAGAGATAGATGGATTTCTCCTTGGCATCGACCACTTGTGCACACGCCTCTCGCTCTAGCTCCATGGCCTCGCGCTGGATTTCCTGCACAACCTTTCCGGGTTGCATTGGTTCTTTGCACAAAGCCAACGCGCGCCACTTCTCTGCCTGCGCGGCTTGAGCCTTCCAGTGCTCAATGTCGGCCTGATGCTTGCGGCGCTCTTCAACGGCCACCAGCGCGGCGAATTGGATCAATACCTGCTCTCCAGACTTGTGCTTATCTACGAAATAACCACCTCTCCACATATCCCAGGAAAGACCAGCCTCGCGCGCCATCCTGATAACGTCGTCTCGGTTCATGCCAACTCCTCCGGTACGTCAACACTGTCGCCCAGCTTCGCAGCAACAAAGCAGCGCATTGCGGCAATCAGCGGCGTTGGTCCCATTTTTGCGTTTTCGTCACAGCAGTCTCCGTTCTTCGTGCTAGTAAACCAGCGGCAGGACTCTGTCACATCAATGCACTCGTCGTTAAAACGGCTGACACTTATTCCTTCACGCTCGATGATCGGGCCGCCCTGGGTCCATCCTGTGCTGGGGTGCCAGTTCTTCCCGTTGTCAGCACGGCGCACGATGTGCGGGTATTTGTTAGGCAGGCACTGAATGGTTGCGATGCCTTCAGCCTTTGCCACAGCCCAGTCGAGCTGCGCACCTGTCAGGTGTTCGGTTTTGATGATGGTCATGCTTCCCCCTTGCGCGCGGCCTCGATTACTTTCCTGACAGAACCCCAGCCATCACATTGACCAGCATAGTAGCGATATTCTCCGTAGCCGGTGCCGCAAAACCCATGATGTTCCTTGGATTGCTCCAGCCAGTCTACAAGCGCCACATCCTCGCGCGCTGCCTCCAGCTCGGTCAGAATGGCGCGCAGGCGTGCTGTCAGCGCATCATGCGACTTGCGTACATCGGATGCCATGCGTTGCTTCACATCATCGCTGCTGTTTAGCTCTGCAATGCCAGCCGAAATGCACTCCTTGCCATAGTCGGCCACCAGCTTCATCAGCTCTTTCTCAGTGCTCATCACTTAACCTCCTGCGTGATTAGCATGGCCTTGGCACGCGCAATGGCAGATGCTTTGTCAAGGTAGACAAGGCCACGCTCCAGTAATCTGGCGTCCAGCTCATCTTGTTTCCAATATAACGCCTCATATGCACCTATGTCTAAAAACTGAGGCACAAAGTATTCCGCACCGTCTGCCGGTGCATCTTTCTCCGGCGCTGGCACCTCCACGCCGTTGACCAGGATCGTGCGCGGCGCGATGCGGAATTCCCAAGCGTACCCATCAAAATCACCATTCAACAAGCAAAGCTTCCAGTCATCGTTGTAGTTCCAGCTTCCATTTTTATCAACAAAATCGTCCCAATCTCCAGAGGTATCACTATCTGGCAGTCGTGCCTGTACCTTCTTACCCTGCAAGTGCGCGATCAGCGCCTCTTTGAATGTCATTGTCATATCGTCACCTCACAAAACAACATGCACGTCTGTGCCGATCCACAAAGGCTTCTTGCCGCGCCCGCACCACGTCGCGCCTGTCTTGCTGTTCAGGTGCTTTGGCTTGGCTTTTGCGCGCACTTCCTTGGTGGCCTTGAAGAAATCATCAGCTTGGAATCCAGCATCGTGGATCATCACAAGCATCTGGTTCTTTAGCTCACGCTTCGCAACCTTGCGCTCTGCGTGAATGCGCGCGTCTAGCTCGGCGCGCTCTACGATCAACTCTTGGTAGGTTTTCATTTATCCCCCTTTGCTTCTTCAAAGATCCACACAAGTAGGATTGCGCCCAACTGGAGAAGTGACAGAAACATGGCTTGCTTTGGATTAGCGTCAAACAAAAGTACAGCAAGAAATAATGCCAATATGACTGTTGCTGATGCGTAAATGTATTTCACTGTTTCCCCTTTCGTTTCAGTGCCTCTAATGTGCCACAGTGGCTAGGATTGGCAAGTGCCGTTCGTCGGCTAGGCGGTGAAAAATTTAAACGCGCATATCACAAGGCCGACGGCACACAGGATCACTAGCCACGCAATCAAGCCGAAAACCACCGCTCCGATGCACTCTGCCACACCAAAGAAGCTGCCTAGTGATTTTTTGGTCTTGTATCCAGATACTGCAATGCACAGCAAGGCCAGCACCAAGATCGCGCCCACAGCCATCTTTGCCTCTATCGTCGGTGATGGTGACTGGATCGGGTGGATTTGCCGCACGCAAGAAGCATAGAACTGCTTTTGCTCAACAGTAGCCGTTGAGTGCTTGTAATGCTCCATCCACAGATTGCACTGCGCCTCGACTAGCGCCTTGTGCAGCGCATTGTTCGACGATGCGCCTCCGGATGTGTTGCTTACCATGATTGCAGGTGATATTGCCATGTTTTCCCCTTATCTAAACCCAAGCGGTTCAACCTCGGTTATGAATCGGCATAACTCTCCTAAGAGCCACCTAGAGAAGTGGTCTTAGTCTTATGCCGGACTTCTAAAGTTACCCAGTGCGGACAAACCTTCGGAAATCATCGGACTGTCATCAATACAAGAGTGACAGTTTGCAGCATTACGCGCCTTGTATGCGCCCCTTCTCGCGGTTGCTGCACATCCTTTCGGACGACTCTTTGCGCGTTGGCTTGGGAAGGTTCCCCCGTTGCCTCTCGATGATGTTACGGCGGTGTCATGCGGCACTGGCATCATCAAGTCGGCTGCATCGCTAGTGCTTGGATTACTAGCTGTCCCTCTCTGGCTTTGGGGATGCTGTGGAACTGAAAGCAAAAAAGCCATTTCTGCTGCACCCGGTAGGAACCCCCAAGAATGAGGGCGGATGCATGAGAAATGGCTTTCACTGACTATCGGTTCCTACTCCGACAGCGCCAAGTATAGCATAACTACGCCATCAGCTTTCCGATCTCAGCAGCGGCCATTTACTGCTTTTGGCTTGTGCTGATCTCTCCGGCGCATACGTATGCCAACAGCAACTCTTGCGCGCGAATCGCCTGCTCTTCGGTCGTCATGCCGTGGATTGTGAAGCTCATGAACCACTTTCCATCTGCTGACTGGTCGTAGACGGTTGTGACGGTTGGCATTCCTTCCATTGTTATTCCTTGGTTTGTTGCTGCGATGTGTTTAATGTACCCCAGGCCCGGCCATGCGCGATGACCGTTCGTCGGTTTTCTTGCCGCTTATCTGCGCAGGAGGATGCCGACTGCGGTGCCGCCTGATAGCTCGGTGATTGCCCACACAAGCGCGTCTAGCCTGTCTGGGGACTTCTTTGCGGTGGATGGCACGTATTCCATGCACTGATTCTCTAGCTCGTACAGATTGCCGTTATGGCGCACGCGGCCTTGTTCGTACAGCGCGGAAATAGGCTCTGCGCGCGCGTATTTGCCCTTGCTGGCGTGAACCCGGATGACGCGCCCTCTGAACCCGGCATTGCGCAGCGTGTCCTCCACCATGTCGCCGCCCTGGTTGGTTTCGATCACAATTGCGTCTGCGCTGTGCTGCTCATAGGCAAACATTGCCTTTTTTGCCCAGGCTGCGGGCGAGTATTTCCCGGAGTAGTCACCGTCCACGGAAAACTGGCGCGAATCGCCAACGCCGTAGGATGATGCGACCACAATCCCGCTTTCGTCGCTTTTTTCTTCGGTGCTGACGGCGGGGTCAATCGCCACAACCGTGCGCTGCTTTTTCTGGATTATCTCCAGCACACGCGCGGCGGCAATCATCTTGTCGGACCATAGCGCGCCTTCTGCATTGAACCTTGGCGGGTTCTGCATGTACTGCGCTTGGAACGTACGGCGGTGCGATGTAAGCGCCACGCGGTGCGTTTCGTTGTGCTTGTACTCCCACAGCCAGCCATCAGTCAAACCATGTGCGATTGGTATGCCGTGGGTGTTTTCTTCGGGATATGGCGCGCTGTTGTCGATGATGACAGGCAGATTTAGATGGTGCCACTTCTCACCGCTTCCGCCTCTCAACAGATAGCCGCTTAGGTCGTTGTAGTGGATGCGCTGCATGATGACGATCAGCGGCGTGGCCTCGATTGCTAGGCGGCTCTTGATCGTTTCATTGAAGCGGTTGTTCACCCCGTCGCGTACCAGTTCGCTAAATGCGTCGTCTGGCTTTACTGGATCGTCAATCAGAAGCGCGCCGTTCCATCCTGGCTCCATGTGACCAGCGCGAAATCCCGTCACCTGGCCCTTGGATGATGTGGCGTACACACCGCCGCCGTGCTCGGTCCACCACATTGACTTGCTGTCAGCGTCATCCTTGAGGGCCATAGGCCACATCGACTGGTAAGCCTTGGACTTCACCATGGCGCGCGCTGTAGAGCTATTCAGCAACGCCAGGTCGTGAGAGTAGGACAGGTGCAGAAAACGCGCCCGAGCATTCAACGCCAAGCCGCGCCCGATCATGTTGATGGTCGCAAGCTCTGTTTTGGTGTAGCCCGGAGGCACGTTAATGATTAACCGCTTGATCTCACCACTCAGCACGCGGTCCAGTGTTTTCTGGATAACCGTGTGGTGAGGTGCCACGATCATCTTTGCGCCCATGCGCTGCTTGAAGAAGTATCTTGAGAAATACAGCCCGTCCTCTTCACACTCCAGCTTGCGCGCGAAGGTTATAGGGTCGGTGATTGTGGCTCCTTGCATGAATCGATGATAACAAAAGGAAAAACCCGCTCATGGCGGGATGTGGTGTGGTATTAGCTCGGCGGGAAACCAGTTCAGCGCCCACCGCCTTGTGGCGGCAGCTTGCCAGTTATTTTGGCAGCAACGGCACAAGCGCCAACACCCTGGCTTTCGCCAGTTCGTAGATTTGCTTGTAATGCAAACCAGCGCGCATTCCATCACGAAGCGTCACATCGATCATGGTTTCGGCAAGTCGTATCTTGTCCAAAATAGCCGCCGGCAACTTATCCCGCTGCCCTGCCTCGATACCAAGGATTTGATTGGTCATCTTAGTGATGCTCACGTAGTACATCTTGGCATTCGTGCTGCCTTGGTCTGTAGCGTATTGCACCAGCTCTTTGATCGAATCTGTTTCTTCGATTCGCGCCTTTTTCCCCTCGATTCTCGCCACCTCAGTGCGTGCGATTTGCGCGCGCGCCTTCTTGAATGCTTGAACCAAGGCAAACTTTGCGCTAACCACTGATTCGCTATTTCGGCTAAGTGTAAGCAGAAAATACGCTTGGTCCTCGTTTAGAAGTGCGTACTTTTCGTACTTCACCCCGCGATATCCTTCCCCTTCCACTGCCTCCGTTTGAAACGGAAGAAGTCCAAGCGCCTCGAATTTCTCTTGGTACTTGTAGATGTTATCCATCAATTGACGATGACGAACATCTAGCTTGGGGGCAAATGATCGGGAGTCTGCACGAAGCTCACCGGAAAATGTGGATACAGATATTTCGTTGGTCATGTGTAAAACCCTTTAGGTTATTCACCAGCATTGCGCTGGCGGTTGTATTTTACACCACTACAAAACAAAAAACCACCCGTAGGTGGTCTTTGCTGCTCCTGCGCCAGGGCTACACATCATCGCTTTTCATCATCTCCGCCCGAGCGGCCTTGTACTCTTCCTTGCCAAGCGTGACAGACACCACTGGGTTATCAGGGTCGCCAGATACCTGCACCTTGTTTGGCGCATCCCATCCTTGCATCTTGGACATCTGCGCGATTGCACTTGCAGCATCGTGCATTTCAATCTTCGGCCCGAACTTCGTCATCGTCACAGACTTGATGGCCGACGCTGCCAGCTCGTTCAGTTCTGCGCTTTCCTTGATTCGCCAGATGGTTTCCGTTTTCTTCACATCCTCGCCGGTCTTTGGATCAACCGCAGAAACCTCTACAGTCTCAAATTCAACGATGTCTGTGATACGGGTGCGGCCCATCAAAGAAAGCCGTTCTAGAGCCTCTGAGCGCGTCATAACGGCATCTGTGGCGGCGTTACTGACCAGTGAGTCATAAAAGGCACGAACCTTATCCAAACTTAAAAGTTTTGAAGCTGCGGCGTCAATGGATTTTTCTGTTGATCCTTTTCCTCCAGCATCAATGTACGCTTGGCGCTGAGTTTTCCCGGCCACAACACCCAATACGGTGTCTATCTGCATCTGGTTTAACCGCGATGCCAATTCAGTCTGTTCTGGCGTCATCATCCATCCCATCCATCTGTCATGTCACATCCTCCACTTCCTCGCCAAAGAACTGCTCCAGCTTGAAGCCGTAGAGGTCGCAGATCAGCTGAGCTGCCTTCAGTGTCTTTTCCTGTTTTTCATCTGTCCTGGCTGTTTCGTGCCGGTAGTTGAGAGCCTCTAGCGCTTCCTCCACCGCCTCGCGCGTTGTCAGTTGAATCTGTGTCATGTGTTGTCCTTTTCCAATACTGGCTTCAACGCCCGGATGCGCTGCGCGAACACCGAACCTCGGAAGGCTTCGGATTGCTCGCACTCGATGGCGGCACGCTCCAGAATTCGCGCTGCAAGCATATTTAGTTCAGCAGCGCAGTCCTCGCTTCGTCCCCAGGTAGTAGCCCGATTACCTACGACTAAAAAACCTGCTTCTCGCGCAATCTTGAGCGCGTCAATTGGCTGTGTCATTTCGCATTCTTTCTTGAAGTTGTTGCAAAGCGTTGGATGGGTATCCTGGTCGCCAATCTTCATCTGGCTCTTCCTCTTCTATTCTGTTTAGAGCATCGATTGCTTTTCCAATAGCATCTTGCTCAACAGCATCGGCAAAAATCTTAAAGATTCCAGCGGCTTCATATGCATAGTTGCCAAATCCTGCCTTCTTTGCCAACTCAATCACTTGCTCTTGCTTCATTCCATCCTCCTGTGTTTCACTCGGTCGCGCTGTACATTTTAGGCCAGCCGCTTGCCTCAATCTTCCCGCTGGAAGTCATGTTGCGCAGGACTGGGCCGAGCGCGGCCAGGTTGATTCCGATTCGTTCTGAGAGTTGTTTGTACGTGTGAGGGCCTTCGTTCTTCAGCACGTACTCTACTGCGATGCATAGCGCCTCGTACTTCCAGATTGGGCGCTTTTCTTTCTTGGTCATGGCACTACCTTGATTCCCTGAGCTGCCAGCAGCTCGCGCACTTGCTGCTCGGTGTAGCCACGCACACGAATGCCGGCGTGGTTTGCTGTGTCGATGCCGTATTCCGGCAACTCCACAGGCGCTGCCTCTGGTGGCTGGGGCGCGGCGGCGAGCATAGACCGATAGCCAGCTCGGTATACCCATCTAGACCCTCCGGGGTAGCCGTGGTCGTCACAGGCCCGCTGGACCATTTCTTTAGTTGGCTCAACCGGCACCGGCTTCCACCCCTGCGGCACTGGTGCTGCTGGAGCGCGGCGCGCTGCTTGCCATGCCTCGAACTGAGATTCGTAGCCACCTAAGCCATGCTCTTCCCACCACGCATCAAACTCTGCGCGATCTTCGTCTATATCGTGTGTCATATTTCCCCTTTCGTGTTGATGATTTTACCACTAACCTACTGATTTTGCTAATAAATCAGACTTTTTTCATGCATTCTGCACCCGAATCAAACCCCCGTCAACTACCGTTCGTCGGCAAAGAAAAAGCCCCGCGCTCTGCTTTTGAGCAACGGGGCTTAAGGGGAAGCGTGGCGCGAAGGGGAATGACACGCCACGGGTTGAGTATAGCGGTTATCGGCCCGTGCTGCCCAGTCCGCCTGTGCCGCGCTCGGTGTCAGTCAGTTCGTCCACCTCGACCAGCTCCACCTGGGGGATGGGCACGATCATGGCCTGGGCGATGCGGTCGCCTGGGTTCACATCGAAACACCTGGTGC